AAGACTGCGGAGAAGAGCTTCATGAAGGAGAAGTCCGATCTTCCGTCTCATCTCGCCAGCAAGGCCACGCTCGAGAAACACGAGTTTCAGTCGCAGAAGTTCGAGTTCGCGAGCAAGCTCGAGAAGCATGAGAGGCAGGCGCTTCTCGACTACAGCGGCAACTCCTACTCGTCGATCAACGGTGCTCTTCGCTCATCGAAGGGAGAGTCCACGACCTCGAAGATTCTGTCGATCGACTCCGCGCTCGCTAAGTCCGCTGCTCCTCGCGACATGATCACGTATCGTGGAATCGGCGGTAACTCCGGCAAGAAGCTCAGCCAGCTGTCGAAGGGTGAGTCGTTCACGGATCACGGTTACTTCTCGACAAGCACGAAGCGCGAGGTGGCAGGAAACTTCACAGACTCCATGTCGTCGAACGCGATATTCGTCGTGCACGTCAAGAAGGGACATCCAGCCGCGGCGATTCCGTCCGAGCATAGTCACGAGGCGGAGATTCTACTGCCTCGAGGGACGAAGTTCACCGTGCTTCACGTCGTGGAGGAGATGAAGCCGTCGTGGTCTGGTGAGATGAAGCTGACTCGAACGATTCACGTCGAAGCACGCGCGCCCGGGCACTAGGTCGGATCCAAGAAATCTGAAAGATTTCAAAGATCGCCGCTTGCAAGCGGCAATTGCTTGTGTTACGTCTAGATTCGAGGCAAGTGTTTCGTCGCTTGGCGCGATTGGTTGTGCGGACAGAAGCGCTGGAGTAGCCGAGAAGTCTCGGTGACCAAGCGGTCTAGGTCGAAGTCCAGTCGGCGACTCAGGCGCCTCGCAAATTCAACTACGACTCTCCGGTGGAGGAGACGTCGGCTCGCCGGCTCGGTGTCACAGAGCGCTCGCTTCGCGATCCAGCGTGACGGATCGAAGATGCTCGCAGCACTCAGACCACACACCGAGGGAGTCCTCCGTCCATGGCGACCACCGATGCCGCAACTCTCAATCCCGCGCTCGAGCAGTTCATCCGCTCGCGCGTGGTCAAGCAGTACAACCGATCGTCCGTCACCACGAACCTGATCCAGAAGCGCGTCGGCATGGGGAAGAACCTCGCCTGGGACGTGTCGGTCGGTACGGGCACGGGACAGGTCTTCGACGACGGTCAGGTCGTCTCGACGTTCAACGCCGACGTGGAGGTCCTCGCGACGCTCCCGTGGTCGGAGTACGGCGACGCATTCAAGATCACCGGCCGCGCCGAGGACGGAGCGCAGTTCTCGCAGACGCAGCTCGCCCAGACGTGGACGTACAAGCTGATGCAGACCCGCGAGCGCGCGGCGAAGCTCATCAACGACGACGTCTGGACCGGCGACGGCTCCGGCTCTCCGCAGAAGCTGTACGGCCTCACGATGGCGAGCAACGGTCCGCTGTCGGTCTCCGGGACGTACGCGAACGTCTCCCGCACGACGTATCCTCAGTTCGCAGGCATCACGCTCGGCAACGGCGGCGTCGCTCGCGCGGTCAGCCTCCCGCTGATCGAGTACGGGTTCGAGCAGGTGTTCAACGCGTCCGGCAAGATCCCGACGTGGGGCATCACGACGTCGAACATCTGGCGCCTCCTCTGCGAGCTCGCCGGCGGCGAGCGCCGCATCATGCAGGAGGTCTACGTCCGCGGCCAGAAGCTGAACATCGCGCTCGGCTTCAACGCGGTCGAGGTCAACGGCGTTCCGGTGTTCAAGGACATCTCGGTGCCGACCGGCTACCTCGCGTTCTTCTCCGACGACTCGATCGCCATCGAGTACCTGCCGACGGCGCCGGCGCGCGTCGCCCGCGGCAAGATCATGGCGACGTGCCCGCTCGCCGGTCTGCCGCAGGAGCAGGAGATGGTCGGCGCTCCTGCTGGCTCCGGCGTCGCGCTCGTCGCGAACGTCATCGCCCTGCCGAGCGCCGGCAACTTCGAGTCGTGGATGCTCGACGCCACGATCGGCCTCGCCATCGATCGTCCGAACGCGAACCTGCTGATCAAGGATCTGCAGTTCCGCGCCGAGTAGTTCGACTCGAGCGTCTCTCGCCGACGAGCGTCACGTTCAATGCTCGTCGGCCGCAGATAGTTCGAGTCTGACAACCCCTCGGTGGAGAGAAAAGCAGATGGCGAAGAGCAGCGACGACGATCAGGAGACCAACATGGCGGAGGTAGTCAACATCTCCGGCGAGATCATGCGCTTCGAGCTGGACGGTCAGCGTTTCAAGCTGAAGCCCGGTGAGACGGCGAGCGTGCTCAAGCAGCACGTCGTCATGCGTCGCACGGCGCCGGATCGCGATCCGGTCCAGTCGACGATCGCGCTTCTCACGAACAACAAGGTCGTCGCCATCGACGATCCCCGGGCGCGCGGCAAGGTCGCTGTGCAGGCGCGAACGTAGCTCATGGCGTTCACGGCGGACGAGAAGTCCCGAATCCTGTTCTACCTCGGATACTCCGTGTTCGAGGATGACGGGCCGGCGATGAGAGCGATTCACAGCCTCGACTCGAAGGAGTCGGTCGGTGGATTCATCATCCGCGAGCTTCTCGAGAGAATCGAGGACGTTCGTCGCGGCGTGCATCAGACGATCATCCTCGGCAAGGCGATCGAGGACGGAAGCATCAAGCTTCGCGTTCACTATACGCTTGCTCATCTCTGGCAGCTCGGTCGCAGCTACGTGACTCAGCTCGCCGGATTCGCCAAGGTCTCGATCTTCTCGGACATCTTCTCGTCCTCCAGTACTCCGTCGACTCCTGCCGACTTCTACTCGGGAGATCCGAGCGAGTCCAGAATCGATCCGACGCTGGGAGTTCCAACTCGATAGTCACCGTCGGTGGTTCCGCTGCCTCGGCGCCCTCGCCGAGCTGCTGACTGGCGGTTTCTCCACCGTTTCCGCGAGCTGCGATCGGCGAGGGCGCCACTATCTCCAACGCGACGAATAGACGGGAGTGACAGATGCAGAATCACAACGGCAAGTACGTCTTCCAGACCCTCCAGCTCTCGACCGACACGGGAACGGTCGGCGTGATCGACACGGTCGGCGATGTCGCCGTCGCGGACGTCCGCGACATGGACAACATCACGCTGACGTTCAATCAGCTGACCGACAACGGCACGGTCACGCTCATCGCCGACTACTCGATCGACGGCACGAACTGGCTCCAGGCGCTCGCGACGAAGGCCGAGACGGACTTCCCCGCCGCGAACAACGTCGGGATCGTCGCGTACACGTTCAGCGATTCCGACGGCATGCCGCTCGTCGCGATGCAGATCCGCGTCCGCTGCACGGTTCACACGGGCACGGGGACGTACTCGGCCGTCGTCGCCGGTCGCCAGACCGCCGCGTATCGGTAGCTTCCTGACCGCTGACAACGGTCCCGCCTGACGAGCGGAGTCGACGATCAAGCGACGCTGCTGGATCGCCGACTCGGTCAATCAAGTGGCCAAAGACGCACTCATCAAGGATCAGATCTACCTCGCCGACGCTCTCGTCGACGTGGTGGACGACATCCGACGCGAGGTTCACGGCGCGCTCGGCACTCGGCCGTGGCGCGTCGAGATCATCACGCGACGCTGGTCCGGTGAGGAGCGCGGAGTCGGTACTCCTACGATCACAGTTCTCAAGCTCGATCCGATTCCGCGCGTGACGCGCGTGTCTCGCGATCGCCTCGGACCGGCCGGTCGCGAGGCGTCGGGCACGATCGTCATGGAGAACGTCTCGCTTCGCTATCAGGAGCAGGAGCTTCAGCCTCCAGTCGATGCTCGCACGGAGGTCGCGTATCGACTGACCGAGCTTCACGGGCAGAACGAGATCGCTCGCTGGTTTGTGCTGAGCGCGTCGCCGATCCCTCGCCGCGGCGACAAGAAGGGTGATCAGACCGACTGGTACCTGCTTCTGAACGAGACGTCACCCATGGGCGACTTCGACGGGGTGGACGCTCCGTGAAGGCCATCGACTTCGACGATCTCGAGTCCGCGATCGCCGCGGAGTACGATCTGACGAAGAAGCTGATCGCCGTTGCGATGCGCGACGCGTGCATTCGTCTTCGCAACTATCTCGTCAAGCGCTGTCGCGAGCTTGGCATCACTGACCTCGGCGGATACGAGCGCGGGTTCCGAGTAGTCGGCACGTCGGTCATCAACGACGCGCCTCACGCCGGAATCGTCGAGCTCGGAGCGCCTCCTCATCCCGTGAGTGAGGATGGAGTTCGCGCGATCGCCGCATGGGTTCGTCGCAAGCTTCGGCACTCGAGTCAGCCTCGCACGAAGACCGGCAAGTTCAAGACGAATGTCTTCTCCAGGGACGAGGCGGACGAGATCGCCGAGAAGATCGCTTGGAAGATTCGTCACTACGGTCAGGAGCCGAGATACGTCGTTCGCGACGCGCTCGAGGACGCCGCTCCTGGGATCATCGCCGACGCACTCGAGCGCCAGATCAGGAAGGTGATCGCGTGAACATGCGACGCCAAGCGGCGAACGCGATGGGCGCCGCGATCGCCTCGGTCGTGGTTCTACCGAGTCCGCCGATGGTGATCTCCGCTCCTCCGAGCAGCGTCGCCGATTCTCCAGCAGTCGCGATCTGGCTGGAGAAATTCAAGACGAACTACGTCCAGGACGACGAGATCAGTGTCGGCGACGACGGAGTGCCTCTGCTCGGAGCGCGAGCCGTGATTCGCGCCGGAGATCAACCGGCGATGCTCGACAGTGTCGCGCATCTGTCTCGCATCGGGACGCTTATCGGCAGCGGACGCATCTGGGTCGGCAGTCGTCTCGCTCCAAAGCGAGAGGAGACCGAGGACGCTATCGTCCTCGCGTTCAATCAGGACGAGGGTGTCGTCGGCCGCATGATGGTCAGGATTCCCAGACCGCGCGTCGCACAGTAAG